GGGTATCAGATGCCGAGCAGCTGACGCTTCTTTGTGTCAAATTCTTCTTGCGTTAGAATACCATCGTCGAGCAAACCTTTCAGCCCACGAATTTCTTCAACCACAGAAACGACCCTACCCTCTGATTGCGTAGTATTGAAGTTGGAAATATAATCCCGGATACGGATAGCTGTATCCGCCTCAGATTTTGTAAAGAAAAAGTTTTGTTCTGCTCCGATAGCTGCACTCACACCAAAGCCGAGACCTATCCCGCTGGTTGCCGCCTGAGCTGTTCTGAAAGTAATTGAGCCTGGACTGATCCCTCGCGGTTCTTTTAGTGCAAAGGATTGAATTTTGGAAATCGGGAAAGTTTCTTCTTTCCGTTTACTCTCCACAATCAGATTTTCAGCTTTTATATGCACGGTAAATCCGTTCATGCAACGAAGCGTAATGTCAGGATTATTCATGTCGGCCTCCTCGTTTTCAATTCTCCGCTTTTACACCATACCACAGGTAGAAATCCGTCGAAAGTGATAATATATTTTTTCACAGTCAAAACCGCCTATTCTTGCTACAATAGCGGTGCTTTCAATAGCTATTCTGTAAAGAAAGGAGTGCGGGCAATGGAGCAGAAAGATAATGGGAAATCACAGAGCAAATCCGTATTGCGTGCGGTACTTGCCGCAGAGCTGTTTTCAAAACTGCCGGAGGACAAGCAAGATTTCATTCTTAACCAGCTAAAAGCCCTTTTATCACGTTGATGACTACGTCCTGCTTTTCCGGAGATAATAACTCGAACAATGCTACATACTCTTGCTTTCGCCCATCGCCCGTATCGGCGGTGGGCGTTACACTTCTCTCCATGCTGACATCATAGCCCATGAGCCACGCTTCCGACACACCAAGAGCGAGGCCGAGAATTGTTAACTTGTCCTGCTTTGGAGAACTTTTTCCTGAAACATACTGGCTTAGGTCGTTTTTGTTCAATTTTACATCAAACCGCGTGCAGTAAGGTTCTGCAGCGTGAAGAATATCTACTTGACGCAGATTTCTTATTTTCATAATCTGCTTTAGTCTCTGCGAAGTGGTGAATTCTTTCATGGCCATGCCCTCCTTGTGAACGCTCCCATTATAATGTGTCTTGAAGAAAAGTTCAATACAGAAAAGAAAAAAAGTTCAAAATTTTTGAAAAAACTTGTTGCAAATCAAAAAGGCCTGTGTTATGCTTACGACAGGTTCAAGGAAATTGAACTTAAAGACAAGAGGAAGGAGGCGAAAAAAGATGGCGTATAACTACAACAAACTGCTGGGGCGTATTACTGAGAAATTCGGAACGCAGGCGCGTTTTTCCAATGCAATGGAGATGTCCGAAAGAAGCCTTTCCCTTAAGCTGAATTGCAAGGTGCCGTTTAAGCAGCCGGAGATTTCCAAAGCGTGTTCTCTGCTGGATATTTGTGACGAGGACATCCCAGCTTATTTTTTTACCATCGAAGTTCAAGCTGATTGAACTTTAAGAAAGGAGGCTATGATGCAGGCGGCACAATACGCACCGCCCCAAGAGGGCGAATTGACAAGTGAGATCCAGATCGACACATCAGCAATCCCAGCGGAAGTGATGAACAGGCTGGCGGCGGCAACTTTGGACTTAGTTAAAGGCATTCTCCAACAGCCGGGCGGTCGTGAAGCTCTCGACGCGAGAACTGCCGCCAGGAAAGCGGCGCAAGCCGCATCAAAATGAAAGGAGCTGATAATAGTGGCGTATTACTGGACTTGTCCAAATTGTGGCAGTAACAACGACCCCGGCGAGCGATGTGATTGCCACGGAGAAGAAAAAAGAGAGGTCGCCCCGCTGCATCGGGAACGACCTCGGGCAAATGCTTACCCACAGTTAGTTTACCAACCGCTCTGTGCGAAGTCAAGCGGGGAGGAGGTGCTACCGTGGCAGAAGAGCTGAGAGAGCTCCGGCTTTCCAAGCAGATACCGGCCAAGGATATGGTCGCGGTGGTACAAGCCATCTACCCCAAGTACGACAAAACCGTTCAGAGCAAGTGCGAGAACGGAGACGCCTACGGCGTGAGCCTGCGGCCAGACGCGATGGCGGCGCTTTATTCGCACTTCGCACCGGAGCTGGCAGAGAGCCGCAAGACGGCCAAAAAGGACGCACACCGGCTGACCTGTCGTATCTCGGCAAGGCTTGAAACCGCCGACTACGAGGCGTTGCAACGGCTGATAGGGGCTGAGGGCTACGCCACCACACAGGACTGGCTGACC